CTCAAACTTCAAATTCTTAATTGAAGCTTGAGGTGGTTTTATTTTTTGTGAAATATCCTTGACTGGAGATTTAGAAAATAACATTTTTTAACAAATTTCCAACATTGTTCTAGATTTAAGAGTGGAGTCATCTGAATTTGATGACGCAAGAAAACCATTAGTTCCAGAGGATGCTCCTGATTCATTAGACCCATTAAGAACTTCTCCACCTCCTCCACCACCAGCTGATGCATTACTTTTATTTTTTCCATTTCCATTTGGATTAAATGCAACTACTGTTCCAGGAAATTGTCTTTCTATATCTTTAGTATTGATATTTGATGCAGCAGACACGAGATTATCTTTTGTTGTCGGGGTAAATTGTTTTACGTTCATTTGATCGAGACCTTTATCATCTAGTCCTGATTCTCGTAAACTATCTACTATAGATAAAATATCTTGAGCAAATAATCTTTCTGCTTCAGTGCCATTTACTAATGCTCTTTCTGCTTTATCTTTTGATATTGCCAAACTACCATCTAGCTCTATTTGTCTTTTTAACATATTAAATTTTCGTTTGGGATCATATCTTTCATAAGCCATTGTAACTTGGGTATCAAAAGGAGTAACAAATTGACGACCAAGAAGAGCACTTAATGGAACAACTGTACCGTCGTCTTTAAGAATTCCTCTGTTTGCTTTATCAAACTTTAACAAATCTATTCTTCTATCTATAGCCTCTTTATCAAACTTTGCCATATCTTCAGAATATTGTTTTGCACCTGCTCTTGTATAATCGTATTCATCTCTTTGAGGCCCCATATTTTTTGCTTCATCTATTAAGACTTTTTTTGCTGCTTCAAATGCTTTATCTTCGTCATCCTTTGGTATTTCCATATTATATTCTTTTTCTAACTTTTCTCTTAATTCATCATCACGCATTATTTCATCGATTTTTTCATTTAATAATGACATAGTTTCTACATCTTCGTCTTGAAGTTTTTTTGGATAAAAAACCTTATCAATTTGTTGTTGTATTATTGGTGATATAATATCTGCGATTTGATCTCTTCTATCCAAGAAAAAATCTCTTAAAAAATCAAATACTTCTTCTCTATATTGATATAATAATACAGCAATTCCTCCAGCTGCCAAAAGTCCAAGAGTTATTAGTGCCCCTTTACCAAACATAAGACCTAATCCCCCACCAATTAAACTACCTATTCCTCCACCAGTAAATAAACCACCACCTCTTTTTTTCATCATCTTTGATGCCTCACCTATGAATTTTTTCAAAGTTGATGCGATTTCTAAAGTGGCAACTATTGATTGTTTAATTGATTCTAAACTCTTCTTTAATATTTTTGCAGTCTTCTTACTTCCAAAAAATTGCACATAATTCATTGCAAATTTTTGATCCTTATCACTTACCTTTGTTATATTTTTCGTAGACTCTTGAATTTTAGAGACACTATTTTTCGCAGCAGTAATTAAACCTGAACCCATTCTTGAACCTATTTGGCCCGTTATTGATCGTGTTACTGATCGTGGCGAAATCATTCCTCTCATTTTCTACATGCGTTGTTGTGCCTTTAAATTTTCCTCTTCAATATATTGATTCAATAGTCCCAAGTAGATATCTCTCTCCCAAGGGATCATGTTTTCAATTTCAGTCAAAGAGTATTTATGGTGTTGCATTAAGGAAAAATTTAGTTTGAAGTATGACTCAAGATTTATATGAGCCATAACTATTCGAAAAAATTTGATATGCCCTCCAACGTCACTTCACTTTCAACCTTCGTTTCTGGGTTGGTCACTTTGATTGTATGTGACAATTTAGGCATTGTTTGAAAAAACAATTCAATCTCTTTAAATTGGCGAGAATCTAATGAACCTAACCAATCATTTAACTCTTTTTTAGTACAATCAGATGCTGCCCATGACTCATCTTGACTATAAACAATATCAATGCAAGATGCGATTAACTCAAAAGATTGTTCAATTGTTTCTTCATTTTCACTTTTAAAATCAAAATTATTTTTAACAAATTCATCGATAGCTGGATATCTCATTCTCAAAGTCAGTGAATCATCTAGTTTAATATCTGGACTATGTTTGTCATCTATTTTCACTTTTATTTCATCAATATAAACTTTAGTTTCAACTTTAGTTTTACCATCATCTGGACATGTAATAATGAGATCTATTGATTCTCCAACAGATTTTCCACGTATATTTAAAAAGATATATTCAATATCAAATGTTGATAAAGAATCTATTTTTATACCTCTTGTGATGATACAAGATTTTAAAGTTGATTTAATTGCATCTGCAATTTGTTTTTCATTCTCACTCTCTAATGCAAGAATTAAAATTTTCTCCTCTCTTACAAGAAAAGGTCTATACTTTATTTTCTTCTTAGAAGATGGTATAGTCAGTTCATAAGTCGGAGTCGATATCTGTGGTAAAGGCATGATAATTTATTCAGTATTGTATATAGCAAGGTTTTAGTAATTGTAATAACTACTACCATAATAAGTTGAACCAGAGGAGGAAGAACTTGAAGAACTTGAAGAACTGGTGCTCGAACTTGTTGATCCAGAGGAATCAGTGGTTGTCGTGGTTGTTGTTGTTTCAGTAGTCGTTGTTCCACCTCCAGTTGTTTCAGTGGTTTCAGTTGTTTGAGTTGTTCCTTCACCAGCTGTAGTCTGTGTTTCAGTCTGTGGGTTTGTCTCTGTTGTTGTTGGGCCAGTTGTGGAACCATCTGGTAAACTCTCTCCTATTGTATCATATATTATAGCGTGTGGTTCAGATGTATGTTCTGCACCGACCATCTTCACACCCATCATCTCATGGTATGGCCCGTAATATGGTTTACCACTTACATATCCAACTGGTGCGGTTGGTGTGGTACTGCTTGAACTAGTTTTTATCTCATTTACAAATCTTCTAGGTTTAATTGGATTAACCTGACCTAACTGTGAATTTAAAAGTTTTTCTCTGACTGATTGCTGTGCATTACCGTGTTTCTCAATCGTGTGTCTCAAGTAAGTAAAGACAGCAGTGACTTGTAAAAATGTGCTACCATCATAAGACATTGGAACAGCATTGATATTAACAGGAAATGTGTCAATAAAATGATATGTTAATAGTGGCATATTCTTAAATGTGTTATTTCTGTCGTTTGGATTCTGTAAAAAATCTCTTTCAAACTTGGTAATTGATATTTTTCTCCGATAATCATCTGGATATCTGAATCTTGAATATGAATTTCTTTCCTGATAAGCATTTAATTGACTTCCCTCAGCTCCATCATATCTACCATTATCTTCATTATAAATTGGATTGATAAAATTCATCCATTCTTCAAGCATACGTAATGAATTATAATCACTATCGATATAAAAAGTTAAATCAAATTCGTTATATATTCTTCTTGATGCAAATCTTTCTGTCATTCCTTGACGACTTCCCATCTCCTCTGAGATATTAAAGTTAGAACCAGGTAATGATGCTGATGAACAAAGGAAATCATATGTTTGTCTTGATGAACTTGCTTCATTAAATAATCCACAATTAGTCAAATGCTCAAGTAGTCCTACATTATCTCCAACCTGACTTCTACGTACAAGATCTAACGATACCTTGAATTGACTTGATATCGCAAGTTTTGAAAATAACGGACTCGCATTTGGTATGCTGAGATATAAATCTTCTGATCTTATTGCCATCTAAATAGTTTTTAAATTGATCCTGTTAATATATGTATGTCATATAAAGGAAAATATTACCCAAGATACCCGAAAAAGTATAAAGGGGATCCCCGAAATATTATTTATAGGTCTTTGTGGGAAAGAAAATTTATGAATTACTGTGATTTGAATGAGACCGTAAGTGAGTGGCAGTCTGAAGAGTTCTGGATTCCTTATCGTTCTCCGATTGATAATCGCATTCATCGTTACTTTCCAGACTTTTTTGTTAAGTATGTTGATAAGAAAGGAAATAGAAGAACTATGGTTGTCGAAGTGAAACCAAAGAAAGAAACAAAAATGCCAAACGTGAATCCAAAGAAAAGAACAAAGGCATGGGCTCAATCAGTACAAACGTATGCAGTTAATCAAGCAAAATGGAAGGCAGCACGAGAGTTCTGTGCTGATCGTAATATTGAATTTAAAATTATGACTGAAGATAATCTAGGTATTAAATGACTATCGGAGAAACAATAAGAGAAAGAGCACAAGGTTCTGCTGATCTAACTCCAGATTGGTATGCGAATGAATTGTATGCAGAGTTATCACAAGTCGCAGAAACTCGTTTACCTGAGATAGGAGAACTTTGTTTCTTCTCATACTCTGCTGCCTTTCCAGAAAAATATCCATTCTATGATCGTAGACCACTCGTGTATGTAATGGATTTTCAAGGAGATAAAATGCTTGGTGGTAATCTACACTATCTAAATCCAAGTTATCGTACTGTGGTTGCACAAAATTTGGTAAATACAGTAGGTTCAATCTTACCAAAAAAGACTTTACATCGTTACTTTATTGCTAATATGGGTGATACTTATATCATTCCACCCGACCCTGAAGAGTATAAAAGTATCGCAGGATTAGTAACTGAAAAGTTTTCTGATAAATATGGTCAGAAGACATCACCACAAAAGGCTTGGGATAGTAATTAAATGTCGTATTCAGAGTATAGAGGATCAGAACAATTTCAAATTGATAAGTATGGATTGGCAGGCCCAGAAACATATGTAGTGGGTGGAATAACTTATGATAGAGCATCTGGAAGACCAGTTGATTTTAGTTCGGAATATACTGGCCCAAAAAACGCACTGGTTGGAGAACTAAATGCAGATAATGGGGAGACATATGGTATTTACGCTGACTATCTACAAAATCATAATGAAATTCAGGATTCAACTGGAAATGTAATTTACAAAGACTTCTCTCAGTTTCAAGAGGGACAATTTGCAGATGGTGTTAACCCAAGTACTTTAAGTTCTGATGATATTGTAAGAATTCAAAGCACTATGGGAGAGGCAGGTGCTAGTCAAAACATAAAGGATCCCACTTATGGAACTGGTATCCCGTCTGGTGCTGCTTTGCCAGAGGGATCATTTGGTGTAGGAGTCACAACAACAGGTGATTATCAATATGCTGGTGCAAAAGAAGACCCATTGAAAAACTTAGAGTTTGGACAAGTTGATCATATATTGCAGAGGTTGAGTCTAAGAAATTTAAAATATCCAATTGATGCTGATTATGGTAATACTCAAGATTACATGTTAATAAATCAATTTACATATAGACCACCTTCAAAAGGAATATTCTTCCCAGAAGGAGGCATGAAAGAGGGAATCCAACAAGGAGTAGACATACTAAAGTCTGGAGTAAAATCGGGCACACCAAAAGAAAAAGCAATTGGTTTAGTCAAACTACCGATGCCAAATAAATTGGTAGATTCAAATAATGTTTCTTGGGGAAAGGATACAATAAACGCAGTAACTGCTGCTGTTTCATCAGCAGCGATGGGAGTATCAGGAGATACACTAAGTGGTTTAATTAATTTCATTCAAGGATTTGATACATCACAACCTTTAGAAGCATTAATGGGTGGTCTTAAGCAATTTACTTCAGGGGCTCAAGACGTTTTTAGTGAAGTTGGGTCTGCAGGTTCAAATCTTGGTCAAGAAATTTTAAGAGGAGATAATGCAAACGTAAATCTTCTTGGTAGAACAGTAGTTGGATCTTCGTTACTTAACTTTTTACAGCAACAAGTTTCACCCGAAACAATTCTTGCAAGAGGAGCAGGTGTAGTTCCAAATAATAATCTTGCTTTACTTTTTAATTCACCTACACTTAGGGATTTTGAATTTGAATGGAAGATGAGTCCTCGTAGTAAAGAGGAAGCAATTAGAATTAATAATATAGTTCGTTTCTTTAAACAAGGTATGGCAGTTAAAAAAGCAACTGGTACTCGAAGTGGAGGTGCATCTTACTTTTTAGGAACACCAAATGTTTTTGATATTACCTTCAAAACAGGAAGGTCTGATAATGATTTTTATGAAATATTAGATCGTAATGATTCGGTTGTTCGTATTAAGACATCTGCATGTGTAGGTGCTACAGTTAACTATACACCAGAGGGTCAGTGGAACGCATACGAAAAAGGACAACCAGTTGCAATTACATTAAAACTCAAATTCTCAGAACTTGAGCCAATATTTGATACAGATTATGATGATAACTATTTCAACTATGATCCACAGAGAACTGATCTTCTTCCCGTACCGATAGATGCAGTAGGTTACTAATGGCATATTTTCAAGAACTACCAAATATATCTTATCCATCTTTATTACCTCTAAGTAATAAGGCAGAGGGTAGAATTGAGGTAAAAAATATTTTTAAAAGAGCAAAATTAAGAGATGATGTACAACAGGCTATTACTGCTTTTAACTATTATCAGATTGAAGATGGTATGAGACCTGATATGGTTGCTGAAAAATTGTACAGTGATCCAGAATTAGATTGGGTTGTATTAACATCAAATAATATCACTAATATAAGAGATCAATGGCCATTATCTCATAATGATTTGTATGAACACATGTTAGAAAAATATGGATCTGAAACAAACATACAAGGTATTCATCATTATGAGACAAGACAAGTTTTAGATGAATATAATCGAGTTATAGTTCCTGCTGGTCTAGAAGTAGATTTTAATTTTAGGTTTAGTTATATGAATTTTTCAAAGACAATTGTGACAGTTAATCCTGTAGTTCCTTTTACAAATTATGATTACGAAGTCAAATTAAATGAGGAGAAAAGAAGAATAAAAATACTAAGACCTGAGTATTTAAATGCTTATATAAGTGAACATAGAGAGATTATGGAATATGAAGATTCATCAGATTATATTTCAAAGAGATTGAAGGGAACATATAATCCAAGACTATCAGGGGTATAAAAAAAACCCACCTTGCGGTGGGTTGTGTGTCTTAAGAATTGACTAATCGAGAGAAGTAACTCAGCGATTCATCATCTTCATCGGATGTTGCTTCT